CAGGCTCCGGGGCAGGCACACTAGTTTCGATGCTTGGAACCGGATTCTGAGTGTCTAGGTGTGCATATTCAGCTACACCCTCCGGCATCTTTGTTTCAGATATTCCAATCGGGAGCTTATTGGAACCAAAGACAACATCAACTAGCTGTCCAAAAGCTGCAAGTACTTTTGTTTTAGTTACTTTTACAAATACTCTAGATTTTTCTGATTCTCTAAATCGGTAGTGTTTTGGGTACAAACCACGATAATTATGATAAGCAGTAATCCACCGCTTCTCATCATGATCTCTAGCCATCTTTGCCGATGTATAACGATCCGTAATAATGCCTACAAACTGATTGTGGACAACATTCTCAAGGTCAATGCTCTTGCCTTGTTCACCTTCCACATCCTGAAAGTAAACATTATTTGCGCTATCATTATTCATATATTAGTACCCAAACTCCGAATCCAACGGGGTAAATGCTTGCGCTCTGTGCATATCCCTTATTCTAGATAAAGGATCAGCAATCTTAGGTCTGGACATAATCAGATACCTAAGTGCATCATATGCGTGATCAGAGGCGTGTGTATCAACATCCTCTGGGTTTGAGCGATCAAGAGGAATACTTTGTAGTTCGCGTATCAGGTTAGGGCAAGTATTAAATATTTGCAATCGGGGCCTACCGCTTTGCTGTAACTTCAAGTATTCGTGAATTTGTATTTTCCCTTGTATGCGGTTCTTATCAGCTCTCCTTAGCTTATGCCCTATTCTCATAAGGGCTTCTCCAACTGTAGGGCCGGTAGAACCTGTCTTAGCCCAAGCTGCTGTATCTAAAACGCCGGGTACAGCAAAAGGATCTTGAACTTCCATCTCTGCAATAAGATGTCCAAGATCTTCGCCCGTAAGTCCTTTACGGTATAATTCTCTATATATAATCAAAGTACCGTCTGTTGGATCAACACACCCCCAGACACAGGCACTCTCAGAAGCATATCCATAGTCAATACCTTTTATTCGCTCCCATCCTATTGGGATCTCAAATGGTATGACTACGTGGGCTGCTATATCAAACTCTGTGAATGCAGCACCCTCTGCTATTTCCCAATTACCTTCTAGTAATTGTTTTCGTTGGATATCAGGGAGAGCTTTGAGCATCTCCTCGTAACGTCCATCTTCAGCTAGATATGGATTGTCATCTAGTCTAGCCGGAATAAACTTTCTTGTTAGACCGTCATCACCCCTAAAAGATTCGTTGGGCGGTGATGGTAATATATATCTTTTCTTTACCCAATGCGCTCCAACACCACCGGGGTTAGCGGTACACCGCATATAAGGTACAATATCTGGATCTGTAGTACGCAGTCGTGAAGCCAGATAGTTCCAACCAAACTCTGTGGGTAGATGAGTAATCTCATCAAACCCTATCCAACTGTACGCTTGTCCTTGGTAGCGATATACATCTGCATCTCTTTCCAAGAATCCAAATTCTACTTTAGCCCCTGACGGAAAGTTCCAAAGCTTTTCTACCTCCCGATACTTACAACCGGGGAAAGCTCTTGGATACAGCTCTCTAGACTTGTCTATAAGCTCTCGTAGCTCTGGCATAGACCGTCTAAGTATTAAAGCCCTATGAGAGGGCCTGTGAGCGTATCTGAGAGGATCTATGAGCATGGCATAGGACTTACCACCCCCTGCTGCTCCACCGTACAATACGTCCCTCTCAGGAGCTGCTAAGAAGTCTGTCTGTGGCCCTGAGTTAGGTTTGAAGATAACATTGTCGTTAGCTTCTTCCCGTAAGGCTTTTGGAACCTTAGACAGAACATCATCAGTAATTACTTTATTTTTATTATTATTATCTAGCTTTGTTAGGGTTTCTTTAGAGGCTTTTAGTTTTTCTCGTTGTTGGGAGAGTTTAAGTCGTGTACGCTCTGTTTCTTTTTCTTTTTTGCGTACAGATCTCCGCGCCTGTATCTTTGCTTTCGTTTCTGAATGGTAGTTATAGCCTCTACCCTTTGAACCCTTAGGTCTACCACCTTTACGTCTTGGAGTTCCGTCCTTCTTTAGAACGAAATTACCCTCCTCGTCTGTGAGGTAGTTCTCAGGATTTATCTCCCAATCTTCCATAAATAATATTCTTTAAGCCAACATGACTAATACTTCTACCTGTCATGTGAGTTAACCACTCAGCACCCTCTCTTAGTGACATCATGTCTGAAGATACCAATTCTTTTATTTTATCTAAAGATTCTAGTTGCTGCTCTACAGGTTCTAGAGTCTTTTCATCTTCAGATAATTTATATCCAAAAGGTATTGTGCTGCTAGTTCGCCTCATTAGCTTTAGCCGGTAGTATAAATAAACCACCTGTCATATTATTATTTACGTCTAGTCTTTCTTGTTTTCCTAGTCCTGTGCGGTCTAGGATGGTTTGTGCAGCCTGAAGACGCATATTAGCCTGTGGTATAGGCTGATCAGAGTGCATAACCTCCACAAGCTTCATTGCTGCTTGGGGTGCTGACTGAGCTAGAATGTTAGAGGCCAGATCTATGATTTCGTGTTTGAGAGCCTTGACTACCTGCCAATGTCCATTCTGGGCGTATCCCGCCAACTCAGCAGCTTTCTTAGGATCACCTCCAGTTTCAACTAGATAGTCCAAGAAATCTTTTTGCTTTACTGTTAATTCTTTACTCATCTTATACTATTATAGCCCTAAATAGAGGTTCTGTCAAGTCTTTTTTAGTTTTTTACGAAAATACTTGACAAAATGCTCTGTGGAGTGTATAATATACTTTGTACCCTCCGGGTTCATATATATATTTATATAGACAACAACAATCCTATCGGATTGATCCTTTAAAGACTTTAAAGTCTCTATGGCCGCAAAAACCTTCCAAGACTCTGAAGTCCCTATCCCCCAAACTGCTTAACACTCCCAAGCCTGTAAAATGTATACGTATTAGTATATATATACGGGGGGGTGGGGTGGCCTCCTGCCTAGCCCTCTAAAGAACTTTAGAGGGCTAAAAAATCTTAGAGTCTAACTTGTTAGACTCTAAAGTTCTCCAAAGCTCCAGAATCTCTAAAGAACTTTAGAGATTCTGCGCCCGAGACTTCAAACTCTCCCTAGTTTACAAAATCTCAAGAGATTTTGTAAGTCTTCTGAATAAATTTTATAGACTCAAGAGTCTAGAAAATTCAACAACCTATAGAATATTTAGCAAGCTAAATAATCTATCCCCGAAGTTTAAAAATCTCAACGTGATCGCGCTACGTGATCGTGACGCGCTGCGCGTGATGCAGGCTTTCTTCGCCTGTTTTCCTGCGCATTATGCGCACCAAAATCACCCACCAGAAAGCTTTGCAATCAAAAATCAGATATGCCTTTAATGGAAATGTCTCAGCGACACCGAGACAAACCAAAAACTCACACACGAAAACTCAAGGAGTTTTACACATGAAAGTTGAATTTACGCTTGACAGAGTCAAAGGTTTTGAGTGTGGACTGTTCACCGCCAAGGAAGTCACCGAATCAAGGCCCACGATTAAACTCACGATTGATCCAAACGATCCCGAGTACGATAAACTCGTTGAGTTTATACAAGCTGCTCAGTTTCGAAAGCTGAGCCGCTAAACCCCTTAGAGCTTTTTAGTGTCTCTTACGTAGTGAGAGACACTTAAAAGTCTCTTAGCAACACCGACAAACCACAACACAACTTTAAAATCGGAGATTTTACAATGACAAAATCAGTAACTTTGAATGAAATTCAAGCAACTCCTAAGCAGTACTTTGGCCTCGCTGGTAAGTTTGCTTACCAGATTTGTGAGTCTCTGGAAATTCCAGAGATCAAGTTTCCAATAATTCGGAAGCGTTGCTTGGGAGTTTTATACTCCCAGTTTCCGGCCTCCTCACTTAGTCGTGGGAAAGCTCAAGAGCTTTTCGAGGCGACTAAGGTTCCGGCTTTCCTGACCAAGCAGGTCAAAACCGAGGACATGGTGGAGTCAAAGACTCCGGTCAAGGTCAAAGCAGTCAAGACTGCTAAGCGCACAGCGACCAAGGTCGCCAAGAAGAAGGTTGCCAAGAAGGTCACCAAGAAATCACCCGTGAAGAAATCTACGATTTCCAAGCAGGAATTTCAGAACCTCAAGCGAGTTACTAAAACTCCGGCAAATCAGTCAGCCTTGGAGACACGCATGACCTTCCTTGAAGGTGAGGTGTCTCAGATGTCAGATGATGTCAACCTTATCAAGTCTACGCTTGACCAACTAGTAACTCAGCTCAAGCTTGGCTAAAGCCAAAACGCTCAGGAGGGCTTCGGCCCTCTTGAGTTTTTAGGAGTATCTATATGATATATATAAATATTTTATATTATTTCTTACATCCTCTCTGGATTCTAGAGAGTTATAATAAATATAAATTCAGTAGAAAAACTGAAGGAATTTATAAAGAAACTAACATTGTTAGAATCTCTAAACCTTATGGCCGCCGAGGTTCTAGAGTTTATTATTTCAAACGGCGAAGGAGCTTAAAATGATTAAATACTTTTATAGACTCTCTAGGTCTACAGATCCTAAACGTAGAACTATTACTAACAGAATTACTAGGACTCAGTTTAAGAAACTGTTTGATAGTACTCCTCGCAGTAGATCTGTTTGGAAACATGGAACCAGAAGAGCTATATCTGGTTTCAGATGTGTTAAAACTCCGAACAGAGTTTAATAATATTTAAAAGATTTAGAAGGTCTCTTACGTAGTGAGAGACCTTCATAAATCTAAAAGCCGACCGATGTGGAGAGCGACCATGCTACTGAGCAACGAAGAAAAACTGGTGTTGAAACAAAGATTTGAAAACCAAAAGTATATCTGTGATAGATATAAAGCTCATGTCGGAGAGGATAGTTATACTTGGGATTGGATGGGTAAACTTGGCTACAGGTTTTCAAGAATGTCTAATGAAGAGATTCAAACTTGGGCTAATCATGTTGATATAGAGTTAAGTTTAGATACTGAGGAGATTTAATATGTTAGTAGAAAGAACTTCTGTTATTTCAGGACAAGTTAATATGATGTCTTTACCGATCACAGTAGATCAGTTAGAGAATTATTATCTGAAAGGTATGCTGCTTCAGGATGCCTTTCCAAATCTGTCACCAAGTCAGAGAGAGTTTATTAAAACTGGCATCACTGCTAAAGAGTGGAACAATCTATACGGAGAAGAATGATGAAAGCATATATTAAAGTTAAGAATCTTTATGGTGAGGATAGAATCTATCCAGACTGTGATGTTTCTAGGTCACTTGTAAATCTTATGAATACTAAAACTATTCCGATTGATAAAGTCTATTGGATTAGGCAGTTAGGTATTGAGTTAGAGCAACGACCTGTTGAGTTGAAAGATTTATTATAATTTATTTAAAAGATTTAGAAGGTCTTTAACGTAGTGAAAGACCTTCATAAATCTAAAAGGGGCCGACCATGACCAGAGATGAGGCAAAACGCTGTGTCACTCTTACATTTCTATATCATTTTATTTACGACAAAGATAAACAAGACATGATCCCTTTGGGTGGACAGTTAAATGATGCTGTCTGTGACATACAAGATAAACTGGATACTTTGTTAGATAAAATTTACACCGACTTCAACGAATCTCAAGAAGGTTTGAGATATACATATGAAGAAAATATAACTGGAATACTTACAGGAGCCAACCATGATTGAAGAACTATCAATGCACAGAATCACAGATATAAAAGTTAAAGTCCCAAATGAAGATTATAACTGGGTAGAACTTGAGATTACAAATAGTAAAGCTCAGACGTTTGAACTCACTTTGTTTCTGCGGCAAAGCCATGATGAAAATATTGATATGTATCAATTCCTTGCCGGTCTTAGAGACTCTGTAGAACAAGCAATCAGGGAAACTTTAAATGTCAAAAACAAATCCGATGATTAAACTTAAAAATATCTCAGCAACGCCGAGGTTCTCTAGAACTTCGGCGATGCCGGGACTTAGTTGGTCGCTTGAAGCTAGGACTACTTGTCCCGGATCTTTAAATACTGATGGTGAGTTAGTAGATGCTTGCTCTACTTGCTATGCCGCCAAGGGTTTTTACAGAATGCCTACTGTAAAAGCTGTCCGAGATCATAACAAAGAAGATTGGAAACATGATGATTGGATAGATGTTATGGTTCAGGAAGTTGATAATGTTAGATACTTCAGGTGGTTTGATAGCGGTGATTGCTATCATATTGATTTAGCTAGAAAAATACTGGAGGTTATGAAGCGTACTCCAAACACTAATCACTGGTTTCCTACTAGACAACACAAGTTTAAGAAGTTCTTATCTGTTCTCAAAGAGATGCAAAGCTTGGATAATGTTGTAGTTCGTTGGTCATCTGATGGTATCAATGGCGAAATCATTGAAGGTGATTGTACTTCTACAATAGTTCAGGATTGGAGCCAAGCTCCTGTCAATGTTAAGAAGTGTACCAAGCCGGACAACGATGGCAAATGTGGTAGCTGCCGGAGTTGTTGGGATAAATCAACTAAAACTGTTGCCTATCTGTGGCACTAAGGAGTGACAATGTATGACTAATTCGTTTGATAAAAATAAATATATAGACCAACTCCATAAAGATATGGATAATTACTTTAAGAAAGGTGGTGAAGTTACTAAGCTTCCGATGTCCCCTGAAGTTGTGAAGATGAGAAAAGATATTAATAAAAAATATTTTAATAAGTTTTAAAAGGTCTTTTACAAAGTGAAAGACCTTTATAAAACCTTACAAGGAGCCGACCATGACAGACCAAACCGAATCAGAAAAGCAGTTCAGTGAATTGATGGATTGTATTGAAGACGCAAGAACAGCTTTAGCTAAAGCCTTAGATAAGCATGAAGTACATCCTATCGTAGGTGCAATCGCCCTCTCTGCCCTCAGTCACCAAGCCCATATACATATGGATGAAGAAGATGAAGAGTTTGTAGATAAATTAACTAATATGGTTATTGAAGCTATTAATGAAGCAGAAGCTGATGAGTATTCCCGATTTGATGGGGCAATCCACTAATGTTTAAAATAAATATAGAGCCAGTGATGGATGAGTTTCAAGGTACGCCTTTTGTTTACTATGAAGTTAGCTCCAGTTTTTCTGATGAAGTTATTATTACTGACGATTGGAACAGAGCTAATGAAATAGCAGATGAAATTGCAGAGGAGCATATGAAATGAAAACAATAATTCACGTTAATCAGCACAACATCAGGGCTAATGCTAAAGGAGCTAACAAGCCTGTATTAACTGTAAAGACTTACAAATCAAACACTTACTGTAATCGTGTTAAGTTTGTAGATGGAGAGCTTAAGTACTCACCTGACAAACCATTGTCATGCGGTGCTAAAGTTTGGATAGAAACTCAACAACCTGTAGAAATCTTAGACTAAGGAGCAATAACTATGGAAAATGTAATCAACCTTTACAACAACAATCTTTCTTACCTACCTTACGGTGATGCAGATTTTGATATCGCCATGAAGCCTTTGTACTTTAACTTTAGGGAATCGCCTGTTGATTCCATACAGTCTTCAAGAGTAAATAAACTTGCTGTGGTTCGTACTGATACCAACCAGTGTCTAGGTGTTGTTGGCCCTAGATATAAAGCTGTCAACCACAGAGAGATGATTGACAATCAAAGGGCTATCATTGCTCGTAGTGGTCTAAACACTGATGGAATTGTAGAAAATATTGTTACTGATCGTAACGGTGCTAGGTGTTATGTAAAACACACTCTGCCTAATCAGGCCCTACAAACTCCTGATGGTGATACTGCTGCTTTGAGTTTTCTTGGAGTTAATAGCTTTGATGGTCTGTTTAGTTTCATGTTATCGGCAGGAGCTAGGCAGTCAGCCTGTATGAATGGTCAGATATTTACAGAGGGTAGCTCTACGATATATAAATCTAGACATACTCGGCAGCTAGATATCCATCAAGGAGCGCAGATTGTTGGTAGAGGTTTAGAGATCATGATGCAACAAAATGAACTCTGGAAGATCTGGTATCAGACTGTCCCATCTCAACAGCTTATTGAAGCTATCTTCAGTGCTGCGGCAGGGATTGACCTGAGTGATGAGAATGCTTCTAAGAACAGAAACTATCTGTATCTATGGAGAGTGTTTACAGAAACTTACTCTCGCCGACAGGGTAACAATCTTTGGGCAGTATATAATGCTCTGACTGACTGGGCTACTCATGCTCCGTCTATGAAGAAGACATCATCTCCTGTTGTAACCTTACAGAACCGTAGAGCTAACAAGGTTTCTAAGGTTATTTCTAATGACTATTACTTTCGACAGGCTGCATAATGGTAAAAGAAAGTACACTGCAAGATCTAATTGCTCTCAGGGATGCCCTTATTGGGTGTCCCTTTGAGTGTACTGAAGACATAAAGTTTTTTACTTATCTTGATGAAGTAATTTATTATATTGAGGAGCGACAACAAGATGGAAAGAGAGAAGTTTTATCACCACATAGATGATTGGGTAGCCTATAACTTTGTAAAGATCAGCGCACCACTCCCTTCACGATCTTTCATAGGCAGTTTTATTCAGTTGGTTGAAGATGAGTTAGCAGGCTATGCAAAGAGTGACAGAGAAAGACTCATGCCTTGGGAGCAAGTTTCTTCAACGGTAGAGCTAGATAGTCTTTTACCCATAATGCTTACAGCATATTTAAATCAAAGGAGCAAGCCATGAAAGCACCAGACCACACAGCATCTAATGAAATTATAAGTAAGTTTGTAAAGCCTATGACTCTAGGCCAAGCCTTAGATGATCTCTTTAATCATATGTATGTTAATGATATGGAAGACGCTATGACTACAATATTAGATGTTCTTAATGTTGTTTATGATTCTGAAACTGAACAGTGGGTAACTGCTGATGAGGGGCATCCAGTATGACAACCAATGAAGCACTACAAAATATAACTGACCTCACTGATTTCGATCAGCTTGATGATGATAGTTGGAAAGAGTTTGAAAGCTCTATAAAACATATCGCTAATCAACTAGGAGTAATATTTGATAAAGAGACTGAGCAATGGGTAACTGCTGATGAGGGCAATCCGGTATGAATATATTCTATCTAGATCAGAACCCTACAGAGTGTGCCAAGCAGCACTGTGACAAACATGTAGTCAAGATGATCCTTGAGTATGCTCAGTTACTATCTACGGCCCACAGAATGCTTGATGGCGATCAGTATTACGAACCATCAAGACGCTCTGGTCGTATGGTCAAACGCTTTCACCTTGATGGGCCGAGAGCTAAACTATATCAAGCTACACATATGCACCATCCTTCTGCTGTTTGGTGTCGTGAAACTATTAGTAACTATGTTTGGCTAGACGATTTGTTTGAAGCCTGTCTAGATGAATATACTTATAGATACGACAAGGTTCATAAGTGTGCAGAGCTAAAAGATCTTCTACATGAACCGCCAGATAATATAGAGATAGGCTCATTCACTCCTCCGACTCTAGCAATGCCTGATGAAAACAAGGTTTCGGATTGTAACATTGAGTGTTACCGAGACTATTACCATACGAAACACTTTGCTAAGTGGACTAACAGACCTATACCGGAGTGGTTTAATGGCTAGTAATTATACTCAAAAACAACTATTAGAAATGGTTCCAGTTATGAGGAACGAAGAATATGATAACTATATTATGAATAAGAAAGCATTTCAGAAATGGCATGAAGTACACACTAAGGAGCGCAACAATGCAGGAACATCTAGACTTAAAAGACTTTTTACTTTCTCCAAAGATGAGTGATAAGGTAACAACTTGGTATTACTATGAGGGTTGGAGGCTCTGTGATATCAGTGTGGGCAGGAAGTTTATTCATGTTAAGCCTGTTCATGGTGGCTATCCAAGGAAGAAGCTACGAGTGAAACAGGGCCAAGAGATACTGAAGACTATGTATTGGAAGGCTGCTAGTGCTGACGCTTACTACAGGGCTTTGGCTGATGGTAAGAAACGTAAGCCGCGTAACTGGGAGAAACTCTATGCCTAGAAAACTATATGAAACTAAACAGTCTTTAGCTGCTGAGAAAAGCTTTGCAAAAGATTTAGAGAAATACTTTAAAGTTAATTTAAAAAAGCTACCTATCCAATATGGGTTAGACTTTATAGCTTTAGATACTAGAAGTTATAAACCTAAGTTCTTCTTAGAACTCAAAGAGCGGAGGTGTAAACATACTACCTATCCTACTTATATAATATCTTTATCTAAATTCTTAAAAGCTAAAGAGATATATAGATCTTTAAGTTTACATACATTCCTCTGTGTTAGATGGTCAGATACCAGTGGTTATATCTGCCTTGATGATATTGAGGATGATTCTATTGACATCACTATTGGAGGTCGTTATGATCGAAACGATTGGCAAGATGTAGAACCATTGCTAACTATTGATATTGGCAAGTTTACAATAATTGGAGACACTGAATGAATACAGATAACACAGATCTTATTACTGATATTAAAGAATACTTTAAAAATATCTGGAATGCAACGCTGAAAGGTAGTTTAAAAGCAAAGGCACTGATGGGTGGAGCAGTAATATTTGTTACTGGTTTCTACGCCTTGACACTCTTAATCGCCGGTGAGTTCTTAGAAATTATGGATTTACCTACGAGGACAGGTGTGTTACCATCAACTGTTGAGAACGTGATTATGGCCTTTTTGTTCTGGGCAGGTCACAAATATTTATACACTAAAGCTAAAGAGGAGCTATAAATGGCTATAGTAGAAGGTACTGCTTATTGGGCTAGTGTTAAACGTCCCAATACAACTTATGAACCAGTATACAGTGTTAATCTTGTTGTTAATGATGACACTGCTGCGGATTTCAAACGCCGTGGATTTACTGTCAAAGATATGCAAGAAGGCCCTGCCGTAATCATTAAACGTAAAGTGAATGGTGGGCCGAAGGGAACTAGAGAACCTCCTAAACTCTATGATCGGATGAAGAATGAGATTGATGTTGAAGTTGGCAACGGCTCCAAGGTCAAGGTTCAGTACCGTGAATGGGAGATGGATAGAGGTGGTAAGACTTATCAAGGTCTTGAGTTTCTAGCTATGCAGGTCATTGATCTGGTTCCATACTCCAGTGGTGGTGTCGGTGATGAGTTTGATGTAGAAGAGTCCCTTGAGGATGAGCTATGACAGTATTCAAAACTGACGATGGAGACTTTGATGTCTCCAGAATGTCACTACAAAACCAACATATCTTTGTGTTAGCTCAGAAACTGATTGCTGATATCAAGTCTTTGTCAGATGACATTGAGTCTAAGAAAGCTGCGCTTGAGTGGTTCAAAGCACAGCTTCAGACTGAGTGTAATGAGACTACGATAATCCGAAAGGGTGTTGATATTCCCAGTAAAAAGAGAGCTAGAGATGAGGATGGTAGGTTCATTGCTGATGATCCTGACACTCCTGAAAATGAAGCTTATGTTCAAAGTTAGTTGTGTGCTGTTGATTAGGGGAGTTTCGGCTCCCCATTTTTTTAAGGAGCAAAAATGGCATTCGTTAAAACACATATACCCTGCCCCGAATGTGGCGGCAGCGACCCCGCATCTCTAAATGATGATGGCTCACTATACTGTTTCAGTTGTGATAAATTAATTCCTAATCATGACAACAGTATCTCACCTACAGCCATAGAATTTAAAACTTATAAAAATAATTCTGTGAATACCTCTGATGGTTCTTTCAACGCCCTAACAGATAGAAGTATCTCTCTTGATACAGCTAAGAAGTATGGCGTTAAATCTATTCTTAACTCCAGAGGTGATGTAGATACTCACATCTATCCGTACTATAACGTCAATGAGATTGGTGCATTCAAACTCAGAGATACAAACAAGACATTCTTTTGGCAGGGATCTTCTACTGGTACTGGTTTGTTTGGTCAGCAGTTGTTCCAAGAAGGAGGCAAGTACATCACTATCACTGAGGGTGAGTGTGATGCTATGGCAGCTTATGAACTTCTAGGATCAAAGTGGCCTGTTGTCTCACTAAAGAATGGTGCTGCCGGTGCGGTCAGAGATATCAAGTCATCTCTAGAGTTCTTGGAGAAGTTTGACAAGATAGTTATAAACTTTGACAGTGACACTCCGGGCAGAGAAGCGGCCAGAAAAGCTGCTAGGTTATTTACTCCCGGCAAAGCTTTGATCATGAGTCTGCCAGAAGAGTTCAAGGATGCTAATGATATGCTGCGTAGCGGTAATCATAGGGCATACACTACATCTTGGTGGGCTTCTAAAACTTACACTCCCTCCGGTATCATGAGTGCTAAAGATATTCTTTCTAAGTATCATGATCGCCCTGAAAAAGAATCTATACCTTATCCTTGGCATGGCTTGAACGACAAACTCTATGGCCTGAGAACCGGAGAGCTTGTTACTGTGACAGGTGGCACTGGTCTAGGTAAGTCTAGTATCACCAGAGAGCTAGAACACTGGCTGATAAAGAACACTCAAGACAACGTAGGTATCATTGCTCTTGAGGAAGATTACTATAAGACTGCTGACTGTCTGGTATCCATTGAGGCTAACGCCAGACTATACATTGACCACATCAGAAAAGAGTATCCCAAAGAGCAGCTAGATACTATGCTAGATAATCTCTTTGGTGATGATCGTGTTTGGATTCATTCACACTTTGGATCTAACGATATTGATGAGATCTTTGCCAAGGTCAGATACATGATTGTTGGTTTGGATTGTAAGTGGGTAGTAGTAGATCACTTACATATGCTGCTGTCGGCTAGTGCTGAAGGCGATGAGAGAAGAACTATAGATACTATTATGCACAAGCTGCGATCTATTGTTGAAGAAACAAATGCAGGTTTGATTCTTGTATCTCACCTCAAGAGGATTGAAGGCAACAGAGGCCATGAGAATGGTGTTACTGTTAATCTCAGTCACCTCAGAGGCTCTCAGTCTATAGCTCAGTTATCTGATTGTGTTCTGGCTTTGGAGCGCAACCAACAGTCTGATGATCCTAACGAAGCCAATACAACTCATGTCAGAGTGCTGAAGTCTAGGTACACTGGTGACGTTGGAATGGCTACACATCTGATGTATGATAAAGAAACGGGCAGGCTGTCCGAGATAATTGATTACGAAGATGAATTAGAAGATGCGGATGAAGCATTATGAAATCATTAGTTTTTGATATTGAGACAGATGGAGTAACAGATGTTAGTGTTATCTGGTGTATCTCTGCTGTAGATTTAGATAGCTCTGCTGTTTATGAGTTTGGCCCTGACCAAATAGATGAAGGAGTTAAGCTATTACAACAGGCTGATAAGCTTATCGGTCATAATATCATTAACTATGATATACCTTGGATATACAGAATGTGCGGCGTAGATCTATCAGATAAGAAGTTGGTAGATACTCTGATCATTTCCAGATTGTTCAATCCAGTTCGTGAAGGAGGCCATAGTCTCAAGCAATGGGGTGAATCAGTAGGCTTCTCTAAGAGTGGCTACGATGACTTTACAGCCTATAGCCCTGAGATGATGGCTAGATGTACCAGTGATGTTATTCTTAATAAGAAAGTTTATTTTGAATTACGCAAGGAAGCTGCGGGTTTCTCTAAGCAGTCTATAGATATAGAGAACAAAGTAGCTAACATCTTGAAGGAACAGGAAGAGCATGGGTTTCTGTTTGATCAGAGAGCCGCCTCCCTTTTATTGGCAGAGCTGACTGAAGAAGTAGAGTTGGTAACTGATGAAGTTAAGAAGCGGTTCAAGCCTAAGATAGAAAAGATTGAAATATTCAAACGTCAGACCAAGACGGGTAAGGTATCCAAGATGGGTGAAACCTTACAGGGCAAAGGCGTAAGGCTTACTGACGATGATTATAAAGAAATATGTCGTAAAGGATCTATCATTCGTGAGAAAAGAATAGAGTTTAATCTTGGCTCACGTAAACAGATCGGAGAATATCTACAGGAGTTTGGTTGGAAGCCAAAGAAGTTTACTCCTACTGGTCAGCCAATGGTTGATGAGAAGATATTATCTAATGTAAAAGGAATACCAGAAGCAGCATTGATAGGTAGATATCTGATGTTACAGAAGCGGATATCTCAGATAAATTCATGGTTCAAGGAGCTAGGCAAGGATGGCAGAGTGCATGGATTTGTTAACCATAATGGTACTGTTACTGGTAGAATGACTCACAGGAACCCCAACATGGCTCAAGTTCCTAACTGTTCCGCTCCTTACGGTAAGGAATGCAGAGCCTGTTGGGTAGTTCCTCCTAAACACAAGCTAGTAGGTATTGATGCTAGTGGTCTTGAGCTAAGGATGTTGGCTCATTACATGAATGATGAAGGCTTTATAGATGAAATTCTCAACGGAGACATACATACAGCTAACCAAAGACTTGCAGGACTTGAATCAAGAAATCAGGCAAAGACATTCATCTATGCACTCATATACGGAGCAGGAGATGAAAAGATTGGGACAGTGGTTGGAGGAAGCAAAAAAGATGGTAAACGACTTAGAGATACTTTCCTCAATAATCTCCCATCATTTAGAACTCTTATCGCTAAAGTATCAAGAGCTGCATCCAAAGGATTCCTCAAAGGATTAGATGGTAGGAAGATAAAAGTTAGATCACAACACAGCGCACTAAACGCTCTGCTACAGGGTGGTGGTGCTATTGTTATGAAGCAGGGACTGATTCTGTTTCATGAGAAGATACAGCAGTACGGTGCTGTTGTTGTTGGTAATGTTCATGATGAATGGCAAGTAGAAGTACCAGAGCAGTATGCTAAAGAAGTAGGCAAGGCAGGTGTTGAGTCTATTATACAAGCAGGTATAGATCTTGGACTCAACTGTCCTCTAGATGGTGAATATAAAATAGGAGCAAACTGGAGTGAAACACACTGATGATTTAAATAGTCAAATAGAGATGTTTCCTAAAGCTTATGATATAGAAGGCAACGAATTAAAAGGAAGTCATCAAAAAATATATGACGCTATGAAAGATGGAAAGTGGATGACTTTAGAAACTCTGGCTAAGAAAGTAGGAATGACAGGTTCAGGAGCTTCTGCCTGTATGAGAAACTTACGGATGCCTAAATTTGGTAGCTACACAGTAGAGAGAAAGCATATCAAGGGAACACTTTATAAATACAGGTTAGTATTATGAAACATGATCCAAGTAGAGTAGGTGATCTAGCAGAGCATTATGCTATCACTTGGTTGTGGGATAACGGCTATCATGTCTTTAAAAACTGCGGCTGCACAGGCCCAGTTGACATTGTTGCTCTCTCACCTGAAGGAAAGGTAACACTGATAGATGTTAAGTCTTATAAAGACGCTAGGCTATCAGCAAAAACAGAAGCACAAAAAGAACTAGGCGTACAGTATTTACACTACAACTCAGAGACACGTAAATGTCGCTTTGTCAGGCATAGAAAATGAAATCACTACAAAATATAGTAGAAGATATATATCAAAACTTGAAGCCTCTATGCGAAGGAGAGGCTTTAGATCTATCTGAAGAAGAGATAGATAAGTTTGGCGAGGATATGAAAAACATATTACGCCACTGGGCCATCCCTACAGCTAGAGATTCAGCCTTCACTCTCAGGATGTCTAACGTAGGTAAACCTGCCCGTCAGCTCTGGTATGATAACAGGGCAGAGGGTTCTTCTGCTGTTGCTCCTAGCACAATGATTAAGTTTCTTTACGGACATATTCTTGAAGAAGTGGTGCTTATGTTGGCTAGAATGTCAGGCCATAACGTAACAGATGAACAGAAAGAAGTAACAGTTAATGGGGTCAAAGGCCATATAGACTGTAAGATAGATGGTGAGGTAGTTGATGTTAAGACTGCATCATCATACGCCTTCAAAAAGTTTAAGTATGGTACTCTGGCTGATGACGATCCTTTTGGTTATATAGCTCAACTGTCTGGCTATGAGCAGGCTGAGAGTAGTGAGCATGGAGGCTTCCTCACCATCAACAAAGAGACAGGCGAGTTAGTATTCTATGCCCCTGATGAGTTTGAAAAGATAGATACAAAGAAGCGTATAACCTCTCTCAAAAGAACACTAAAAGCTGATAAGCCTCCTGCCAAATGTTATGATGATGTACCTGAAGGAACTAAAGGAAACATGAAACTCAATCGTGGATGTTCATACTGCCCACATAAGTTTGTATGTCATGCTGATGCTAATGATGGTGTGGGGCTTAGAGGATTTAGATATGCCAAGGGTGTTACTTATTTCACCAAGGTTGTCAAAGAGCCTAACGTAGAAGAGATACTATGAACGGTAGAAAAAGTAAACTTGCTAGGCGGCTTGCTAAAGACCTAGCCTTTGGTTGGCTTAAAACTTTGGTCAGCGAAGAAGAAGCAAAGAAAATAAACAAAGATAATTTTATGGATCTTATGCCAACACAGACCCATATCATGAACGAAGGACAGATGCGTTTAATGCCGAATACCTATAGGTGGTTCATCAAGCAGGTCAAAGCATCTGGCGTGGATAATATAAATGGTAGAAAATCTGGATAGTGTTGATCTAGCGCATTTGATTGTTGCTACGAGTGCTTTCTTGTTATCTAAGAATGCTGACATTTCTGAAGTCCCAGACTCTGTAATTGAAAGACTCTGTGATCTTGCAGACTATGAGTTAGCTTTTAGACTTGAGAGTACAGTACATTGAAGAAAGCAAAGGTCAGGAAGGGATACAGGAAACGTAGAGTTAAACGTCCTGTAGAAAAGGACGTACCTACTAATTATGATTCCATATGGGAATATAATCTGCATCATGGGCTGTTAAAGAAATGGAAGCATCATGACAGAAAGATTCCTTATGTAGTTAATCATGTCTATCACCCAGACTTTAGTAAGAAGATAGGCCGTAAGACTTATCTCATTGAAGCTAAAGGCCGCTTCTGGGACTACTCAGAGTACAGCAAATACATTTGGATAAAGAAGATGCTTCCTCCAAACGTAGAGCTAGTGTTTCTATTTGCAGATCCCAATGCCCCGATGCCTCAGGCCAAACGGCGTAAGGATGGTACAAAGAGAAGCCACGGTGAATGGGCCGGTGCTAATGGGTTTGAGTGGTACAGTGAAGAAAGTATTCCAGATGATTGGGTAGACATGGAGTACCGTGACAGCGAGGAATTTAAAGAAGAGTATTTTGATATAGATAAGGAGCAAGAATGACTGATAATGTAAACAGCCCTCCTCACTACAACAAAGGTGGTGTGGAGTGTATTGAAGCCATTGAGAGTATGCTTACAACAGAAGAGTTTATAGGCTACTTGCGCGGCAACAGCCTGAAGTATAGGTGGCGTTTCCGCTACAAGAATGGCGTAGAAGATTTGTATAAGGCTAACTGGTACGAAGATAGACTTATAAAGTATATAGAAAAAACTGGATGTAAGGTAAAAGAGGAACCTTACCTAGATCATTTAAAGGATCATTAGAATGACAACTAAAATTGGCGTACAAGACTACAAAGGAATAAAGATAGATTATTCCAGAGAGTCTCTGCTTGGCGATTTTGCAATCGCTACTTTAAAAGACAGATACTTCTGGGCTGATGAAGATCATGCTCAAGAAGCTTTCGCAAGAGCAGCTATATTTGGAGCAACTTATAATGAAACTACTGACTACGCTTTGGCACAACGGCTTTATGACTATAGTAGCCTACTTTGGTTTATGTTTAGCACTCCTATCCTTAGCAACGGGGGTACAAGCCGTGGCCTTCCTATCAGTTGCTTTCTTAATTATGTTCCTGATTCCCGTCATGGTCTATCTGCTCACTATGATGAGAACGTATGGCTCGCTAGTGGAGGTGGAGGCATTGGTGGATATTGGGGTGATATCCGTAGTAACGGCGTGGATACTGCTAACGGCAGTAAATCTACTGGTTCTATCCCATTCATGCACGTAGTTGATAGTCAGATGTTAGCTTTCAATCAGGGTGTTACCCGCAGAGGAAGCTACGCTGCCTATATGGATATCTCTCACCCAGAGATTGAAGAGTTTATATCAATGCGTAAGACTACAGGCGGCGATATAAACAGGAAATGTTTAAACTTACATAATGGTGTCAATATTACCGATGCTTTTCTGGAGTCGGTTAGGCGTGATGACGATTGGAGACTTATAGATCCTAAAACTAATACAGCCGTTAAGACTGTATCTGCTAGGGATCTCTGGTGGCAGCTTATATCTACTAGGGCAGAAACAGGTGAGCCTTACATAGTAAACATAGATAGATGCAATGAATCTCTACCAGAAGAGCAGAAGCTTTTAGGACTTGATATCAAGCAAAGCAACTTGTGTTCTGAGATAACACTGGCTACTAATGAAGAACGGACTGCTGTCTGTTGTTTGTCTAGTGTTAATTTAGAATACTTTGATGATTGGTCTACGGTAGATACATTTATACCTGACCTGATTACTATGCTAGATAATGTGATCCAACACTTTATAAATCATTCTGTAGGTGAATGGCCTACGAATAATGAGTATATGATAAACAAGCCTCTGAGCTTTCAAGAGTTTCAGGGCTGTTGCGACCCTGTAAAGATTGGGTATTCCAAGGCTGCTTACTCAGCTTATCGTGAAAGATCTTTGGGTCTAGGAGCTATGGGCTTTCATAGCTATCTACAGTCTAAGGGCATACCTTTTGAGAGTATGTATGCTGCTTCTTTCAACCATAAATCTTTCTCTCTAATTAAAGATCGGGCTGCTGCTGCTTCACGTATACTAGCTGAAGAGCGAGGTGAAGCTCCTGATATGCTAGGCAGTGGTAGAAGGAATGCTCACCTTATGGCTGTAGCTCCCAACGCCTCTAGCTCTATCATCTGTGGCGTTACTAGCCCATCCATTGAGCCTTTCAGGGCCAACACGTTTACCCATAAAACTCTTTCAGGCTCGTTCAGAGTCAAGAACAAATTCTTAGAGAAAGAACTCAAGGCTGTATTTCCTACCAAAGAGCAACGCGAAAAGGTATGGAAAGATATTGCAGCCCATGATGGTTCTGTGCAGCATATAGAAGAGCTGTCTGAAGAGGTTAAGGAGGTGTACAAAACAGCTCCTGAGATCAACCAGATATGGGTTATTGAACATGCAACCAACAGGCAGAAATACATCTGCCAAAGTCAGAGCGTTAATCTGTTCTTTGTACCTCCTAAATCTACTGCGGATCAGGAAACACACGATGCCTATCTACAGTATGTCAATGATGTACACTGGGCAGGTGCTAAGAATCTGAAATCTATGTACTATCTCAGGTCAGACGCAGCAAGATCTGCTGAGAATGTAAACATAAAGATTCCTAGAATTAACCTCTCTGACGGGGAGTGTTTGAGCTGTGAAGGATAGAATGCTAGTAGAGGTGCAGTGGGAAGATGCTTGGACAGACTTTCAAGATGTAGACATAAGCAGGGCCAAGAAACTTAAACCAATACCAAGGACTACTGTTGGTTGGTTGGTTGCTGAAAGTGATCATTGCGTTGTATTATGCACTGACTACTACGACAAAGATAAATCAGTAATCAACACACCGATTGTCATTCCGTCTGGTATGATAACTACTATGTATAAATACGATGTCATACAAACAATGTGATAACTGTGGCTGTAAAATGACTGAGATATTATTTTATGACCGCAATGATGAAACAAAAAAACTTTACCATGAAGCATGGCAGTGTCCTTTCTGCCAATTTAGAATAGAAAAACCTAAGGAGAAAAAGTGAGCCTATTATCAACACGCGACTACTACAAACCCTTTGATCACCCTTGGATGTTTGATTACTACTTCCAACAGAATCAGATGCACTGGTTCCCTGAAGATGTTCCGCTGCATAATGATGTAAAAGATTGGCAAGAAATGTCAGACCAAGAAAAGAATCTACTGACCCAGATCTTTAGGCTCTTTACTCAGTCAGATGTAGATGTAGGTGCAGGGTATATAGATAGATATATGCGTATCTTCAAGAAGCCTGAGGCCCGTATGATGATGGGTTCTTTTGCCAACATGGAGTCCATACATCAACACGCTTACAGTCTGCTGCTAGATACTGTAGGTATGCCAGAGGTTGAGTACAAAGCCTTTGCAGAATATGAAGAGATGTCAGACAAGCATGAATACATCAACGATCTGAAGATCTCTAAGTCAGACAAGAAGTCTATCGCTAAGAACCTAGCAGTCTACAGTGCCTTTACAGAGGGACTACAGTTGTTCTCAAGCTTTGTAATCCTTCTTAACTTCCCGCGCTTTGGCAAGATGAAGGGCATGGGGCAGATTGTAAGCTACAGCATCAAGGACGAGTCACTTCATGTTGAAGCTATGACCAAGCTCTTTCGAGAGTTTATACAAGAGAACATTGATATATGGACTGATGAGTTCAAGAAAGAAATATATCAGTCATGCAGGGACATGGTAAATCTAGAACAGAAGTTTCTTGATCTAGTATTTGAGATGGGAGATATCCCCGGTCTAACACGTAAACAGATGTCAGACTATGTTGAATACATTGCAGATCGTAGACTTCTTCAGCTTGGCTTGAAGCCTAATTACAACGTAAAAGATAACCCGCTAGATTGGTTGGATGATGTACTGGGTGTTGAACACCAGAACTTCTTTGAAGGCAGGGCAACCGCCTACATGAAGGCCGGACTTCGGGGAAATCAGGAAGGAATTACTTTCTCGTGAAGACAGGGAATATTGTCTCTATGGCAGTTCAGCTAGGGACTGACGGTAACATCTACTGTGAGTTTGCTGAGCTGCCTTTTGAAGAGATAGAAAATATATTTGAGAATAAATATGAAGCATCTCTAATCCAAACTATTCATAAGTTCATGAATAAAAGGTTTAAAGATGCTTCTATATCTCTAGAAAAAGAAATACAGGCAGTTACTTCAACTATAGTTTAGTCGGGGTATTTGTTAGTACGTATCATCTGGGCAACTTCTATGGCCCTGTTACCTACCTGCTTGGCCCACCGCGAGTCCAGAAACTCATCTGCTGCTTCGTCATACTTCCTCTGAGACATAAAGTCTAGAGCATTGACAAAGTTAGCAAGCCTTGGGACTCCCATATTGAATGCCATATTCAGCATGGCATCCTTCCTAGCCCCATCTAGATACCTGTAGAAATAAAATCTCTCAGTCAGTTCTTCATGAAATTTTTCTATATCATTCTTGAGCAGGTACATAGCCTCATCTTCAGTGATGCCGCAGTCTTCTAGATTCCTTCCTACGCCTATAGTTAGTTTATCTGAAGTACAACGATAAGGCTCAAGCTTCAAGCCTTCATGTTTTATAAGTAGATCAATCAGCCCCATTAAATCTTTCTTCCATTATTTGTTGATAACCCTGATCGTCTAGGTGAGTAACAGCAATCCAAGCATGAGACATTTCATCTCCTGTCCTGCTGCCACCATATACCCACTGATCTGGGTCAGGGTTGTTGGGATTGTCAGAGGTGTTGTCATACCACTGCTTGATTACCAGAACCTCTCCCACAGCCAACACAGGAGCTTCTGAGGGATCATATATATGACTATGATGCCATGTAGCACTCCAGTTAGAGATCTGACTTATTGACTTGGTGCGTCCTGTAAGAGGATTAAATATCTCTAGTGACGCAGCATTCATACGGAGGTGTCCGTGAGGCTGAAAGCTATCAATGCGTACAGGGTGATCAAAGCTGTGAAAGCCCTGTGTCATAGCGTAGCCATTTGGAGGGATAATTAGGTGTCCGTTCTCGTACCCTTCGCGTAGAGGATATAGCCTGAGGTCTTGACGGTACACATCGTTGACCTCCTCATAGTTCTCATCATGAAACCAAAGACCAATTTCAACCACATTATCTTCAATCATCTCTCCTTCGGCTGTAGCTCCTACGCCGCCGGGGAACATGTGGATATCCCATCGGACTAGAGAGTTGGCCGGAAACGTGCGGCATACTCCTTGGGGCATCACCTCTCCCCATTTTCCCATTGCATACTCAGTCAACTGACCATATTGTTGCAGCTCACCTTCTTCATCATACATGTATATATCTGAATTAGCGTGATGGACTACAGCGGCTGCATCACCTTTTGGCTTAACTTGTACAGCCTTGATGCAGCGAGATTCTGCAAGTTGAGGATCTACGAACTCTTTACTCCAAAGGTCATTACCATTGGCAGGAATGTCATAGGGTGATGAGGGAACAATAAGATCAGGCGCACCAAACTCAGGCTCAAAGTTCCAAGAGTCTAAACTTGGAAGGCTTGGAGGCTGAACAACTGTATCAGTATCACCATAAGGAGATCCAGAGTTTGCCCAGTTAACAACAGAATCTATCTGATCCTGTGATAGTCTCCAATCCCCTTCAAGGTTTTGAATGCCTATATGTTGGTCATAGGCATAGGGTGGCATCTCTCTGTTAGCTACTTTGTAAGAGATGAGAGGTGACCAAGGTCTGACCTGCTCATAAGTCTCAAAAGACATAGGGCCTATACCGCCCTCTCTGTGACAAACAACACAGTTGTTATTTATAATACTTGCTACAGTGTCAACATATGTATCATCGGCTTGTGCCGTTGTAGCTAGTCCTATACAAGCAGCTAGTAAAGTTTTTCTCATATCACCACCTATCAAATAATTGATCCGCTGAGCATTGGGGCTGCGCTCTACAGTCTCTAAGATTGTTTTCAAACAATCCCTGAGGCATCCTGTTAGGAAACTCTATGGGGAAGTCGTAGGTTGCTGTTGAGCAAGAAGAAAGTAAAAGAGCAATCAGAATTAAACGGTGCATGGCTACCTCGGTCTAAATCTAAAACTACGAGGCTCTACATTCTCTAGATCATTTACATTAAATATAAGATCTTCTCCGTACACAAGCGGTTTTCCTTCTGCCAGTTTCCTTTGAGTATTGTAGTAGCCCAAAACTATCTTTTGCTTTGCATCTGCATCATCTGTAGCCATATCCCTCAAGTTAGACCCAAAAGCATTGTTGTGTTGATCAACTCTTTCAGTGTCTGGGTTAGGGTAATACAACATCTGTAGATACTCTTTACCCTGAAGCAAAGGATCTTTAAGCTTAGAACCATGCTTGTAAACTAGGTAGGCATGATTAAAAGCATTGAAGACTTCTTCATCTGCGCCACTGAACCTTCCAAACCCTGCTTCATCTGTAGGTATACGGGATCGCTCAGGGATAAAACCTTTGTCGGCTGCTTCATTAACAAGAGCTACTACTTCTTTCTCATGCTGACGTTGTTGATCCGCGCCAAAACCAAAAGCTTTAGCACCTCTTCCTAGTGCAAACTTAATAGCCCTTTCAAGTAACCCACCTTCTGAAAAGCTTTCTCTATTAATAACAAGAGCTTCATCTATCTCCATGCCTAGAGATATGTCTGTTGCTACTTCAGATAAGTCTTTTTCCTCTTGAGCATAAAGGGGTAGCGTAAACGATGCGGGTAATGCAAAAGCTATATACTTTCCTTTGCGTTGCGCCCTAGCTCCTATCTTTTTAGCAGTCTTAATAACTAAAGGAGCTACTATAGTTTGATAGGCTTTCTGAATTTCTGGAGATCTAATCATAAATTCAGTAACTCTTTGCCCATTCCTTTCTACAAGTTTATCGTCAATAAGAAATTGTATTTCATCTAGACCATTTTCTTTAGCTCTAATAATTTCGTTATGAATTGCATTCTTCCAGACATTTATAGGGACTTTAGTTCCACCATAGAAAATTTCATCTCGCTCTTTTTTAACTTCTGATGCTGTCATATTTTTACTAGCATCTTTTAGTTTTGGTTCTAAGCCCCTCTGTTGTTTTCTAGTAGAAGTTAACTCGTCCATTAACTCATTATTTCTTTTGATTAATGTTTGTACCTTTTCTTCAGAGTCAGGAGGAATAACATAACGATCTTCAGTAGAAGAACGGTAAATATTAAACTCCTCTAATTTCGAATCTACATCCAAAATAGAATCTTCTATTTCGCCTATCTTGTCATTTAGCTCATCAAATTCTTCTAGTAATTTTTGATAGGGACTTAATTTTTCAGGATCTAATTCAACTCTACTGTCTGACTGAATCTCATAAACTCTGGAAGCTTCTCCCCCAGTTATAGTTTTATCTCCAGACGCAACGTCCCCTCTAGTCCAGTAGGTAAAATTATCTAAATCCATAGGATAATCTCTGCCTTTTTCCCAATGTCCAGACCAAGTGGGTCTAGTAATTCTGGGATCAGAAAAATAATTAATTCTATACGTGCTTAACTCAGCATCTTCTGGAACAACCTCACTGTACATTTGTTTAAGTTCTGCGGGGCTTTTTCTTAATACTCTTTCAACTTCACTTATTGCATCCGTTCTTTCTCTTAAAGACTTTTCAGGATCTAAAGCCGTATCTAACATTCTACCCGTGTACGTATATGTAGGATCTTCTGCCTCTGGATCAAATGTATCTAAATCTTCTACAAAATAATCATCTCCAAATTCTTCGTCTATTGCCCTGTCTAGCTCCTCGCTTTCAGCAATTGACGCTTCTACTTCTAGCTCTAAATCTTCAGCCACTTCAGTTATTTCTTCTTGAGCTTCTAGATACGTACTTTCTTCTTGTTTAAACACATCAGTCCTTCGGGCTTCTGCGTTTCTCAAACCTTCTGGAGTAACAGCCTTATTACCTGATCTTGTAGTAACTATGTCCTTTTCATCTACAAGATCTATTAGTCGAGAAGCTTGAATCTCATCAGGTCTTACGCCCTCAACCTCAAGTCGCTTCATTAATCTATTAAACGGAATGTTCTCTCCTTTGTTTGCAATTTTACCTACCGCATCACTAAGGGCAGACCTTGCATACTTAGTAACAACAGTACCTAAAGCAAACCCTATGCGCTCTTCTTCGTCTACAAAAGCACCTCCGGCTTGCTGATCATAAGGAAGTCCTGTTATACGATCTACACGCTCATCAGGTTCTTCTGATGCGTTAGGCACATCATACACCTCACCACCTTTTTTAAATTTAAGACGATCAGGCTCTTTGCCGCTAAACATATCGTTAATAACTTTATCCATGCTTCTAGCAGCACTGGTGTAGTTGTCCCTAAATTCTCTGCCGAACACAAACTCAAAAGCCCCAAAGCCCGGAGACTTCCGCGCTGCAAATTCTACAGGGCCTTGATATCTAGCAAGTGCAAAGATGTCCTGAGACAATGGCCCAGATATACCCAATATAGGAGCAAGAGCAGGACTATCTTTAGCCGCAAACTCTGCTCTGCGGAACATATCTAAATATACGCCACCACCGCCCCAACGCATGATAGCTGCTGCATATGGGTTCTCTCCCTCTTCTTCACTACGTCCCCGACTTCTCGCCCAGTTAGTGAATCTAGCTGTCTCTGTCATAATTAAACCGGCAGCTAAAGTATGGGGAACATTCCCTCTTGGATCTTCTATCATTTTACGAGCTGCATTTTTAAGAATAGTATTTGTAAACGCAGCAGGATAACCCATCAACTGAAACAATATTGATGTTTTAGGATTAGAGTGCATCAAAGGCTTTAAGCCTGAGGCAGATTCAGGGTTTAGAATAACTTCATTAGTATATCTACCCGCACCTCTTTGAATTTCTTTATTAAAGGCATCGTCAGCTTTCATGCCTCCATCAAACCAATCCATTGCCTGATCTATATCAATACCAAGCTCACGTAGCTCTTTCTTTTTACGCAAGATTCTACGACTGTCTCTACTTCCTCTAGCTGCCGCTATGTCAGCTATATTGTCTGAGATCATGTTCTTACCAGTAATGTAAGAAGTCATCTGAACAAACTTTGTCCATTGATCTAGCATGTTAGCTCTAAAAAAAGCATTGTTTAAAGTTCTAATTTTGTCATTAGCAATAGTTTCACCACCTAACCTATCAGCAACATCACCGGCTGCTTGATCCATAGCGATACCAAGCTCTTGCATTTCTCGCCATATCTCAGGTTCAGTTAGTCCTGCGTCAGCCAAAAGGTTTTTGCTCTTGGTTGACATAGTGGTAAAGCCCTCATTCATAGCTACAGCAAGTCCTTTAAAGCTATTACGGAATCCTGCTTTAGATATATTTAAAAATATTTCTGTTAAACTTGAAAGAGGAGCAAGAGGTAACGTAGCCATTCGGGTCAGCATTGTGTAGGAATCAGCAGCAGTTTGTACTGTGCTGCCGTACCGCTGAATACCTTCACCCGTCATAGAAGAATAAACAGCACTTATATCGTTAGCAGCTTTGCCTATGAGAGGATCTCCTACTTCTAATCCCGCCTCTCTTAGTTCTTTTTGAATCTGAGGAATCCAAATTTTTTCAAAGTCATTTTTATTTCTTACACCGAGAACATTTAACTTTGAGATACGTCTTGCAGACTGCATACCATATTCATGTACAATTTTATTTAAATCATTTTCTAAGAAATTAGCATACACATTATCATCAGCTATTTTGTCTAGCACTCTGGGCATTAAGAAGACAGTATCTCCTGTTCCCGCAGAATCAATGACCGCCGAGTTTTCTGTTTTGCTTAACATACTTTGTAAAATACTATCGGCTTCTTCAGGCGCATACCCTTCGTTTTCTAAAAGCTTTTTGAATTCAAATTGATTTTGCTCAATAGCACTACGTTTCCACATCCTTGGAACATAGTTAGCAGGAACCTCTTCCATAAACAAAGCTTCGGCTCTATCGTCAAACAGCTTTCTAAGTACAGGAACAATATTTTTTACAGCGTCAGGCGCATTATCAGGTAAGGCTCCACCTCTGAGTGCAGCTACAATCATATCGTCCATATCTTGACGGGTATCACCTTTAGGCCCTAATGCAATAGGCTCATACGCTTTTTTGAAATCGGTAACAAAAGTACCGTAGTTTTCTTTCAAGGTTTCAAAGTAATCTCTGCCTAGTTTTTCATCAGGCGTTAAAGAGCCTGTCAGCTTTAAAGATGAATCATACCTAAGAAGTCTTTGTAGTCTTGCCGCAGTAGCAGAATACTTGGCATAGGGGCTGATAAGATCTGTAGCTTTACCTGCTAATACAGTGCTGTTTAGTTTGTTCGCAATTCGCCCTATTTTAAACAGCAGTTTATTTTGTATAGGTCTTGCTACTTCTTGACCCGGAGAAGGGTCAGGTGTAGTAGGAGCAAGTTGTTCTGGAGGAGTGTCCAACCCTTTGGTAATCCTACCAGTTATAAAGTCTGATAACTCATCTCCAGATACATTGCCTCGCTTGGCGGCTACTAAAGATTGTCGTATAGTATCTGCAATTTCTTCTGCCGTGTAGTCTCCACCACCTAACTTCTCAGCCAAGTCTTTAGCAATTTCATCTACGTCAGCAAAGTCATCTATATCAAAATCTAGAGGAAACCCTCTGGTTTCATTTAGCACACCATTTTGAAACGTAGCCGACCTTAAAGGTAATCTACTTACAACTTCAGATACTGCATCTACCACTTCTTGAGACTGAGGAAGATTACCTTCTATAATGTTATCTACTATCTCGTCATCATTAGCAGCTAAATTATCTGCTTGTCTATCTAAAGCTTTGTTGTCAGGGACAATATCACGCTCTACTTTTGCTGCATTTTTAGAGTTACCAAAGTAACCAAACGCCTTACCAATAAACCCACCGGCTAAACTACCGATACCTGAAGCCATTGCAAAATCGCTGTTAGAAAACTCATTACGCATTCCTGTAGCAATTTCTATGTTTTGACGATTGTAATTATCTACTCCTGCCCATACACCACCTTCTACAACACCAGTGGTAGTAGGAGAAACAGCCATACGCTTTATTGTTTGCATAGCTGATTTCTTGGCTCCTTCCTTTGCAAGAGCCGCAGTAGCTGCCGAACCTCCTCCAGTAAAAGGAATGGCTAAAAGCATTGCTAGATTTACAGGATCTCCTACGGCATCTAGCCCCATGTCTGTTATAGCTTCAACCCATTCTCCATAGCCTTCTACATCAGCACGTTCCCAGTTTTCTCTTACTCGCTTGTAAGCTTGCTTTACATCTTCTGGGGCATCTTTTAGTGCCATATTTCTATCTATAACAGAAGTAATGCGCCAATCTTCATCGCGCATAAACTCTTTCCAATCATCAGTAGCCAAAGTCCCTGACAGTATTTGATCTATAAAGTTATCATCCTGAGAAGCAATGTACTGCATATACAGTTCCATATCTTCTTGGAAGTCTTCATTGTTTTCTAAATACTGTAAATTAGGATTTAGTTTAGGCTTCTGACTTATTGTGTAATCACTAAAATCAACAGAGTCGTAACTGTCTCTGTTAGCCTGAATAATCTCTGGGCTAGTCCTAAGAGTTTTTCTTTTGATAGGCATTTATATGCTACCCCTAAATTACTGATGTTTTAACTTGGTCTATTCTGCTTTGAGTGCTTTGATCTAAATCAAAAGAAGAATACCCTCGGCCCTACTTTTGATAGCTCTCTTTCTTCTTCAGTCATTTGTTTTTGTTTATTTTCAAAGGTTCTGTCTTGTGTGCTTTTATCTAACATTGCCACAATACTCATTATGTTACCTACATCAAAAGAAGAATAATTTCGTTTAAAATAATACTCAGGCTGTGCAGTTGCTGTATCCATCCAATCTGCAACAGACTCTGTTCTTGTAATTGAATTAAGCAAATTTATGCTATAGTTTTTAGGCAGATTTGGGATATCTGCTACATTGATATTGTCAAATAAATACCTAAGAGTTTCTGGGTTTACATCTACAGGAGTATTAGAATTTTCAAGTGAAACCAAAGACACTAACATATCTAGAGAAGCGTTCTCTGGTTTTATATCAAACCCCCTTATTTCTTCTTCAAAAACTCTACCATCATCTGATCGTTTACTATTAATACTTCTTAGCTTGCTCATGGTATATAAAGGAGCTAAATCACTGTGATAAATATCCATTATTTCTTCTGAAGTCATTCTTATATTAGTCATTTCACCTGTAGCAGACTGATTAAATATATTTGTAGGAATAGGGTTTCCTTCTTCGTCTTTAAATAAAGGCGTTGTTTCAGATATCTTATTTATAAGAACTCTAAGCTCTCCTGCGGTTTCAGCTAGGAATAATTTTCTAGCATCATCTATTTGCTCAGAAGTAGCTGCATCGCCTAAGCCTTGAGTATAATAAGCCTCAGCAAGTCCTGCGTATGTTTGGGTCATATTATCTTTATAAGTTCGTACACCTGCTAACATATTATTAGCATTGCTAATTTGCAGCATTTCGGTATCCGTAACCCTAGACATGGCTAGAGAGGCATCTTCTGCTAGATCAAAGGTTCGATAAATAACTTGATCTACAACCCTTCCCCAAGGATCTACTATGTCTGAGGTGCTTGTTGTTACAGGAACCTTCCATTCATTATCTTTTGTTTCTACTTTAGGAGGCCTTATTATAAATGAATCTGGATCTACTCCGGCTTCAGTAGCCGCTTGAATAGCATATTTGTTATTTGGATTAATATCATCATCATCTTCTAAAATTCTTTCTACTCGTTGTTCACCGCTTGCAGTTTCAAAGGTTTTTACTGTATAAGTAAGAGTAAGCTGACCTCCAAACCTATGTGAAACTTGATCCTCATATTCTGTTGATAACAACTTATCTTCTTTGATATTAATTTTTTTATCATTTATAGCAGACTGTATAGCTGTAGCACTATCAATATCATATCCGGAATTAACAGCAGCATCAAAAGCCTGAACATTTTGTCCGGCTTGATCCATCAAGGTAGCTCTTCTGTTTTGTACAGTAGCAGCTCTAATTTGATTTTTATTTTTACCCGCAAAGAAACCTTTAGCTCCACGCCACAGAAACTCTCCTACATTTTTAGGCCCATCATACTCTTGAGCCAATGCAGCTTGATATTCTTCCATAGTTCCTAGATTCAAAGCCGATTCATATTCAGCCTTAAAATCTTTTTCATTTGCTTCAGCCCAAGCTCTAGCTTCGCCTTGAATGTACTGATTTAATTCTGTTGGATTAAGCTCGTTTACTTTTGCATACTCTTGAGTTGCATCATTCATTAAGTAATTAGCTCTTGTATCAATCAAATACTGAAGCACACCTCCCTGATGCTTTTCAGCTTTTTTATACTCTTCAATAGTATTATTAGCAGTATTTAGATAAGACTTATACTTAGCCTGTCTAGCCATGTTTTCTTCATTGTTAATGAAATTATTCATTTGCTCTCTTAAAAAAACATTACCCACTCTACTCAGAATATTACCGGCAGTAAAAAGGGTATCAACACGCTGCTGCTTACGCTGCTGCTCACGTATTCTTTCGTATTGACCACGCCTAACTTGCTGTAGTCCCTTAAAAGTTTCTTCGATAGCCATATTCTTTATCCTTGTAACAAGCTAGGCTCTGGTCTAGCCATTAAACTTTCTTCTTGGGGAGTTTCCATAGTAGCTATTTGTTCTACTATTTCTGTGGGCAAAGCACCCTGAGGTATTTGATTTGTTTTCTTATACTCTTTGAGTCTAGCTTCTTGTTCGCTATAGCCATTGGCAGCATTCTCAGCAGCTTCCTCTTCTTCTTCGCCCTTATAGATTGTATAGTCTATATCCGCTCTTTCGGCTAAGGCCATAATCATATAAGCCGTAGGTTCCGCTAACAACATCATTAGATCAGGATTAACTATCCCTCTATCAAACGCTTGAAACAGAATGTTCTGGGTTATTTCCATAATAGGAACACCCGCGCCTACAAGCTCTAGTATCTGTGGATAGGTTTCTTCTTCAATTAACTTTAGAAAAACAAACTCTATCCCTTCGCGTAGGTTAGTTATCTCTGGAGCTTTCTCAAACTCATAACGCTGCTCAGGATCGTTTGTGAGAGACTGCCCCGGAACAGACCTTCCTGCTCTCAATAAATTATCAACGTAACTTTTTTCCATTTTATGTGAAGCCTTGCATTCTTCTAGAATACGTTCCCATTGGTTTATACAATGCGTCATACTGAACCATAGGTAGCCCATATCCTATCTCTGGCATTTGAGATATTGTAGAAGGGGCTACGGCGTAGGCGTTCTCAGCAACTACTACCTGACCTGTAGATCCTCTGTAGTCATACTCAGGAGCCTCTGGAGCCATCAAGCTCTGTCCGACTGCCTTGACTGCTTCCGTCCCTGCTGCCGCTAAACTACGCTCTGTGATAACGTAATCTTTACCTACATCTTCAACCACATCACTTACTCCTGTAGCAGGAATATCTGGAACTACAAACTCTTCTGCCTGTGGAGTCATTGGCCCTTGTAGCAAAGAAGAATCAGCAGGTAACTCACCATAAGCCCCTTCAGCTACAAAGTTTGGATCTGTTGGATCAGTAAATACTTTAGCATATGGATCATCGGTTGCTTTCAGCGGTGTGTACTCACGTTGTAGCTCTGGAGGCCCTGTAAAACCCGGAGGAACATTATCAGGAGATCTTGCAAAACTATCCCACCACTTTTCACTTCCTATTGCACTGTTCCAAGTTTCTCCAGTTTTCTGAGCTGCTATATCAAACGCACCACCTTTACCAAACAAGTTAGTGGCTGCTCCTTCCATTTTGATACCGGGAACTTTATTCAATAATGTTTTAGCACTTTCGCCTACAAAGTTTTTTACAGCACTAGTAGCGGTCTTAAACACTCTTCCTGCACCTGCCGCAAACTTAACTGCTCCGTTTACGACATGAGCAGCACCTTTTACAATAGCATTTGTAGCAGGATTAGCTATTGCTGCTGCGGCCCATGTCCCTACGTTGCCTATCGTACTGGCTAAGGCACTCCCAACACCCGGAAGAATAAAGGCCATAGCAATCTGACCAACAACTCCGATCCTATCCATAAACTTGCCAACTTTCATGGCAACTTTTTTTATACCTTTACCAATTTTCTTAAAGACTTTTTTAACGCCTTTAAAAATTTTACTAAAAAATCCCATGATTAGTCCTCAAGTAAACATCCCATCAACCATTGTAACCAACTTGTCTACATACTCTGTGCTTCCGGCCTCGCCGGGTTCGTTAGCCAAAGCAGTAGCATACAAAGTTGTCTTACGCTGCTCTTCGTTTTCATAAGCTGTTCGGGCATATGAAGCGTCATCTCTTAGCTGCTGCCAAGTGTTTGCAAGCTCTTGGGTTGATAAATTATATGCCTGTTGAGCTGCCGTAGCATTCGCTGCATTCTCAGCCGCAGTATTAATTGTATTAGCCTGCCTACGCCATTCAGTATTAGACTGCTCTACAGCTTGAGCATTTTGAGCATTCCAAATTTCTCTCTGCTGATCCATCTCTGAATTAAACTGATCAACTTGTACTGCTAGTTGGTTATTGAATTTATCTGCTTCTAGTTCATTTGCAGCCGCCTGAGCTTCCATTCTATTCTTTTCAGAGGCGTTAAACTGCTCCATAGCATTTCTCTGTGAAGCATTAAACTGTTCCATCTGAGCAGCTAGATTAGTATTAAACTGATCGACCTGCTGCGCTGATGTAGCCGCAAACTGCCTTGCTGCATTTTGAGCTGCGGCATCAGACAACATCTTCTGTTGAGCATTTTGCTGATCTAATATTATTGCCTGTTGCTCGTTAGACAGATTAGCTAGATCCATCTGTAAAAAGTTATTAGCATTCTCTATAGCTACTCTAGTTCTTTGGTCAACAGTAGCTAAGTCTAAAGACGCTAGGGCCGTAGCATTCTGCATGGCTGCTTGTTGTCTAGCATTAAAGTCTGTCAAGGTTACAGTTTGCATAAACTGACTGTTAGCCAACCGAACTTGTTGATCTGCATTGAACTTAGTCAGATCAATATTAGCAACCATCCTAGCATTCTCAACTGCTCTCTGCTGATCCGCATTTAGCTGTGCAATACCCATTGCTTGAGCGATACTAGCTTGAGCAAGGTTTGTTTCCATCCTTGCATTTAGATTAGCTAACTCTGTTTGTTGAGCAGCGTTAAGATTCTCTGAGCTTGCATTATTCTGAGCAGTAAGATTAGCAAGTCGTACCTGCTGATCTGCATCTAGATTTGCCAACTCCATCTGCTGAACAAAGGCAGCATTCTTACTCATGAAATCTGCTGCTACTTGAAACTCTGCAAGCCTTGCCTGATTCTCTGCGCTCATGTTCTCACGTTCAGTAAGATTCATGACCTCTAGGTTTGCTAGTTCTATCTGCTGTTCGTTAGATAGATTTAAAGCATTAGTGGCTTGTAGGTTTTGAACATTGATCTCAGCAGTTCGTTGGCGGTTAGCCAAGTTCTGTGTACGAATCTGTTGGTTCTGCTGCGCTGTAAGGATCGCTGCGTCTTGACGAAACTGGCTCTGAAGCTGTCCCATCTCTTGAGCCATCTGCGCTGTTTGGCTTGCAGCATTCTGTTGGTTAGCCAGATTTTGCAGCCTTCTAGTAGAATCCAACTGAGCAGCTTGTAAGTTAGCCTGCTGCTCGTTAGAAAGATTCTGAGATGATCTCTGCTGTAGTGCTGTAGCATTTGCTTGAGCTATAGGTAATGCTGATTGAATAATTGCATTAAACAAAGCATCCCTACCTACAGTTGAAACAGACATACCTCTTTGTTGCAACTGAGACTCAACCAGATCTACAGCAGGTTTAGCCCATGCAGGTATGTTCCCATCCTCAAGACCACCTAATAAAGTTTCTAGCTGTGAAGATACCAAAGCTTCTTCGGGTAGCGCAGCTACAGCAGCTTGTATTTCCATAGGCTGTGTATCTATAGCTGCGGTTACTGATGCAGGATCTTCTACAATAACCTCTGCTACTGATGGGGGTAGATTAGCTACCTCTGCAATCATTGAAGCAGATGCACCTTTAGCAGCAGTTCCTTTGATTGCTCTAGCCTGAGCAGCGTCAAAGTTTACTGTACCTAGTATCTGAGCTTCTACGCCTGATGCAGCAGTCCCTAGTATTGCTTCTCTTTGTTGCTTTTCAGCTTCAGGAGTTGCAGAGACTTTTACGTCAGTAGCCCTAACGCCGGGAACAAAAGAGTTAGGATCAATCTTAAATTCGGCAGGACGCGCTAACCCCGCTGAGACATCTCCCATTGTTGCAGCCTGCGCTCTTTGACTCAGCTCACGAATCTCATCTATAGAGATAGGAGGACGTTGAGTTCCTACGGCAGCAACAGTCCTGTTTAGAGTTTCTACTAATGCAGCTTCATATTCTTGAGGAGGAATGTCACCCTGCATTATTGCTTCTTGTATCGCAGCAGTAGTAGTTTCCATCTCCCTTGCTGTTACAGAGTCTGGAGCATTTATTTGTGTAAACTTATCTAGCTGTTCAATAGCGTCATCAGCAGTTATACCATCTTCTATATTGATAGCTTCTACTTCAGGTTTTTGTATATATTTTTCTACAGCAATAGGAGGAGCTTTGTATGTGCCGGGAGTTTCAGATGTAATTCCGGCTACAGGAGTTTCTGCCACTTGCTGCGTTTCAAACTCTGCACCTAAGGCATCCTGATACATTTGTTGCCCAGTAGCCCTATCAATACCAAAGGCATCAGCAACCAAACCAATATCAGCTCCAGTGTCTCTGACATATCTAGCTAATTCAAGGTTAGAGGCGTTAGGATTATTAGCTGCAAAGTCAACAACGCTTTGAGTTAAAGCAGATTGATCAACAGCATCATTACCATCGTTGCCGTTGCCATTACCATTGCCGTTACCATCACCATCATCTATGCCCGGAAGCTCTGGTAGATCTATAATATCTGACCCCTCTGTATCACCATAGTAAGTCTCGTCAGTCCTACCACCCATCTGATAATTTTTTCTTTTCTTAGCCATCTATATCACCACTTAACCTTGTGAGACCAATAACGCGCAGAAAGCTTAGACGGGCTTGCATCTTGAGCATTGTGTCTAGCATAATATGATTTCTTTCTAGCTTTATCTTTTGCTGTCTTTGGATTCTTGCCTGCACCTTTAACGCCTTGCTGACCAAAACGTATTGTTTTAATCTGGTCACCCTGCTTAGCTACAACAACATGACTTTTAGTAGGATGACTAGGAGTTCTTTTGGGTTTGTTAAACCCTGCTACTCCTGCTCTAGCTAGTCTAGGATCTTTCTTCTGAGCCATTATGCTTTCCTATCTACCTTCTTAACTTTTTCTACAGTCCTCATAGCACCTAATCCTAACATACCCATTAAGACGGGCATCATTATATCAAGTTCTATCATTGGAACTAGCACTCCAGTTTCCATTAGCTCTAGTGCCATATTTACAAATGGAATAATTAAAAAGTTACCTGCCATCCCAAGGCAGCACACCCACCCAATAGCCGGTCTCCACCCAGAGACAAACACGCTTGAATGCTGCGCTTCTGTTTTGTTAATCTCTAGTTGAGCCTTCACAACTTCGTTTGCGTGACGCTCACTCATAGTAGCTATCTCATGAGCAAGCTGTGCCTTCTTATCTTTATCTTCTATAAACTTGTCAAGTACAGAAGAAACAGGCCCTATTAGTGTATCTACTAATCCAATCATTCCACACCCCAAGACATCCAAATACCAACAGCCAAAGCCGTAAGAATTGATGTAGTTAGCATTCTAGCCATCGTTTGACCTACCGTAGACTTAGTAGCTCTCCAAGCATCTAAAAGACCTCTTAGCTCTTTCACATCGTCATAGGCTTCTTCGTCTGACAGCCCAATATCTTTTAGTGCTTGTTTGGCTCCTTGTTCAGCAGCCCTATTAATTATTTTTTCAAGTTTTTCCAGTTCCATATTCTTGTTCCATTTATACTACAGCAGATGTGACTCCCATCACAATTAGAAATATAGCAAGTATAGTTCCTCCAATAATTGTTAGATCTACCATTGCTGCTTTTGTTTGAGCAGCTTGTTTGGCTGCTGCAATTCTAGCGTTTCTTATGCGTGATCTTTCTCGTATCATTTCAGTCCATAGATGACCATTCCCTGTCCACAAAAATATATCCTTTAATTCACGTTCCAAATTTTCTGCACGTTGTTTTTGTAAAGTTACTTCTAATGCTTGAGCCTCTACAGACTTTCCTCCAAATAACTTTTGAATCTTGCTAGGGTTTGTTGCTTTCTGCTCAAGGACACTAACTTCCTCACGTGCATCCCAGAAAGCCCCTATAGCTTTAGTTAGATCTTGTACCTCTTTTCCTTTATGTACAGCTTTCTTAATAAAATTAAAAGCTTGATTAGCCGCTGAAACGGCTGCTATTATTTCTGCTGCCATTAGTAGATCCTTATCCCGTCTTGAGTTGGATCAACTAGTATAGGTTTACAATACGCTGTGATAGGTCTAGATGTGCTTGGTGTTCCTCTGTAATGCAATTGTTGTGCAAAATAATTACACCTGTTTACGTCATAGAAGCACATAGCTGTATCACAAGTACTAGACTCTTCTTCACCTGCTATAAGTAAAATTAAAACAAAAACATGTATCAAGGTTCACTAGGCCAAGTTATATCGCGGGGAAAACCATCCTGAGAAGGAACATCGCGTAATGTTTGACGATAAGTCGCCCATTCTGTTTTCTTTTCGTCAGTCAAAGCAGAGTCTGCCATTTGAGTCCAATCGCTATCAGCAAGCAATAAATCTCTTTTTGCCCTCTGAGTATCAACAAGATATTGTGGCACTTCTGGTTCTGGTAACGCACCCTCCCAATCCACTATGTCCTCGCCATCAGTACCTTCACCGATAACGCTGAAATAATAAATCGCATTATCGCAAACGTAATGATCTGACTCGCGAGTGATGGTTGTGAACGGCCCATGAGAGGTATCCGCATCTATTACTAATTTAAGCATTTGCAAGCCTCTTTAATGACATCTTCACATAGTATTGAGCGGTTGGGTTGGAATCAATGTCTTCGTATGTTTGAATGTCCCAACCTTGTGAAGCATCGGCTAATGATCTATTGTTATATCCCATACATGTTTGTGACATATTACCCAAACGTCTTGGATCAATTTTTATCATTGCTTTTGTTTCCCGATCAAACATACCCGCGCCAAAACCGCCACTGTGTCCTCCACCAAAAGCAACCATTGCATATCGTTCGCTTTCCATTATGTAATTGCGACCGTGTGGGATATAAGTCTGACCGCCTTGCTCCCTAGAAAAAGTAGTTGTTGCACCCGCTTCAATTTTTTCTTCGCTATAAACTCTGGTTCCGTGAAACGGAAATTTTTGATTGCTTTCATATTCAATTGCCCCCTGAGCGTCCCAATGCTCTCTGTTTGGTACTGGCTGAGCAGCACTGTCATCAACGTAGTATCTATATAAATTGTAGAAATTATTCTGATCGCTTGTAGCAACATATACAGAATCGTCATCAAAACCAACAGCAGCCGCACCTGCACTAGAAACGAAATTTCTATTCTGTACATCAGCAGTGCCATTGCTTACATCGGCGATATATAGAGCACAGAGCCTATTGTTTAGATCGTTAATGGTAATTAATTGATTGTTTGTACTATCAAACATGTAAGTAATTGGGCCATCTGGATTAATCGTCATAGCATTCGGCGGTGCGCCTGTGGATGCAGTAATATTGCTCGTTGTTGTTTTTACGACCATGCCTCTGGCAACGCCAGTATTTGATTTATACTGCAACATCACATTGCCATTTGAGTTCGGCAAAGTCATAAACGGAGGCGCGTCAGCATTAACATTACTTACAGTAGTGCCTGAAATATTAGTTACATTGCCAGTAGAGGATACATAGAAAGACTGAACATCAAGGTGCGCTGATGAAGAGTCATAAGAAACAACTACGAATCCGCTATTATGACCAGTATTTCCAATCGGCCCCGCCAGATAGTTTGTTCCATCAACTGTATATTTATCAGAAGAAACTCCTGTTGAGCCGTCCCATTTCCATCCAATAATATCTAACTGATTACTTGAATTTCTTGAAATAGAAACGCAACCAATACCGTTAGAATCAATATCACCAAACTTAAAGAATCGCCCGCCTTTAGATGTCTGAGATGTAACCGTTCTGCTGTGAACAGTACCTAGTGAAATTGTTGTCCCCGATACAGTAGCTACAACGCCTTTAACACTTGTTGCTCCGTTATTACTGTATACTATCAAAGCAGTATTATCGGCTAGTTTTTGAACTCCCACTATACCGTTCGATCCGTCACTATGAATGTTTGTAAACGAGCCAAACGTGCGGGTTGTCATATCGTAAACAGACGCATATAGATAGCTGCCATTCATGTGCAACAGCATCCATTTTGTATCTGTAATTTTTTCATATCCAAACTGGTTGCTTGAATTTGCTCGTGGGGCTTCAACACGCTGCTCTGCATAAGTACCAAGAGGCTGCGGGTTAGAAAATACCCATTTACCGTTAGATGTTGACTTATCAAGCAAACTACACATTGTGCTATCACCAGACAACACAAACCCAAGCAGAGTTCCTCCATTGTTTAAAATTGGAATGTCGTATCTACTCCTATTGTTAAAGAAAAAAACTGGAGTTCCTTCTGACATTGTTGTTGCGTCTGGTAATGTAACTTCTCTTCCCCAACTTGTAGCAGTTAGGTTATGAGCAGAATCACTCGAACTTGTAAGTGTTACAGGAACGGCAGTTGTAGAGCCACCTCCTCCAACAGTAGAAAGGGTTGCCCAAGACGCAGTAGAACCATCTGTGGTTAAAAACTTACCTGAATTACTTGTTTGCGATGGATAGGTAGCTTTAGCGTCTATCTGCGTTTGTATTGCAGAAGTAACACCATCAACATAGTTAAGTTCAGCAGTAGTCGCTGTAACCCCATCAAGGATATTAAGTTCTGCTCCTGTTGCAGTAACGCCATCTAGAGCATTAATTGTAGCTGCGCTATCTGCTATGTCTCTTGCTCTACTCATAGTTATGCTCCCGGCTCACTGGGCCAAGTTATTGTGTGTGGAAATCCAGACTGCGCCGGAACATCCCTAAGTCCTTGTCTATAGGTAGCCCAATCCGCTGACATAGTTACATCAGACATACCCATCCAATCTGTTTTGGCTAATCGCTCATCACGATCTGTTCTTACTGATTTTGCAGCTTCAGAATCTACTAATGCCTGATAAGCAGCTTCTTGCTCTGCTTTTGTAGCGTCATCAGTGTCGGTGAACATATCTCGTTCTACCCACTTTTGAACCCAGTTGTTATTTGCGTCTTGCTCCGCCCCGTCACGAACGACTACCTTGTAGTCACCAGTAGTGTCCGGCTTGGGTGTTTCTAATACTGGGTCAATACCTAGAGTGTCATAGACGTTGCTATTCCACACCTTTGGCAAAGAAACATTTGGATTGAGTTTGCGGATTTCGCCTTGAGTTTTTAGCTCACCGCTTGATCGTACTCTGTATTCCATGTGTCACCTATGCTATTGCTAAAAAGATATAAGTCCCGCTACTGGCGTTTAAGTCAGCAGGTGCGGAGCTTGTAATTGTAAA